CCCGAAGTCGTAGACGCTCAAGACGCCCGCGACATGTTTCTGTTTCCGTTCGATCCAGCAGGCCCCCGGGATCTTCCCCATGATTTTGAAGCCAATTGCCTCGATGAAGGGGAAGACGTGGCGGTGCGTGACCGGGGTCAGCCCGTACACGCTGTGCAGCCACCCCAGCTCCTGTAGCCACTGCATTGTGGCCAGACCTATCTCCACCGACTCCCGGCGGAACTCTTCAAAGATCGCAAAATGAATCTGCGCCGTGCGCCCCTGGTAGCCGTTCAGCCAAAACACACCGACAGGCACTTTCCCGGGATGATTCGTGACACGCACATACCACCAGTTTTTTATGTTGTCCATGAACCCCTGCAATGTGGGCTCGCCGTCGTACCACAAGGTTTTGCAAAGGGTTACATCGTTTCGGATGGCGTGATAAGAGCCCTCTAAATGCTCCTTGGAGAGATGGTCCTTGTGCTCGAAGACGTAGCCGCCCATGTCAGGCCCCTAGGACGTCGTAATCCATACGCGCTGCCTGCGTCCCGTAGTTCAGCACGTCGTAATCTGTTTGGGCCCTGGACCGCATCGGCTCCTGTGGCTTGACCGGGAAAGCAAAGGTCAGGGCCAGGGCGTCCGCCTCGTCAGGCGATCGCAAGCCGCGCTTCTTGATCTCTTCCTTCTTCTCAAGGATCACACGCTGCTCGCTGTCGTACTTGTAGGACGGCGCGGTCAGGTCGGCCTGCAGGGAATCAAGATCCGGGATCTCGACGCCGTTGGGGTCCTGCAGCCATTCCTTCATGAGGCCCCACATCTCGGCCCGCTTATTGAAATACTTGTCGGGCTCCAGCACGGTCTTGCGGCTGCCGAAGTTCACCAGGGTGATGCGCTCCTCGTAGCCCATCTCGCACAGGCGGTCGTAGATGGCCCCGCCCTCACCGCCACGGTCGATGAAGACCATGTCCACCGGATCGTCCTTGGCGTCGAGGATGCCCTTGATGCGCCCCACGATGTGCATGCTGTTCGAGCTGTTTTCCTTCTTGAGACCCCAGGCCACACGGCCGCGGCGGTGGATGTAGACCGCCCGGTCCTCGCCCTCGCGGGCCGGGTCGACGCCGACGATGTGGGCTCCGATCGGCCTGATATTCTTGTTGCGCCGGGCGGCGGCCACGTCCCGGGAGGAGATGAAAGACTCCGTGCCCGTGACCTGAAAGGCCTCGGCGGCCGTGGCCGGGTATTCCTGCTTGAAGAGGAGGGGATCTTTCAGCTCGATGATCTTGTTGCGGCGCCAGGCCATCTGGCCCAGGTCCAGCCCGTAGGCCTCGGCGTACTCGGCCTCCTCCTCGTCCAGAACGAAGCCAGCAGGAACCGGGGACCTGTACTCGTCCTGCCAGTACCAGGGGATGAATATGGCCTCGTACTGCCCCTTGCCCGCCTCGGCGTCCTGCCACATGGGGAAGAACATCGGGTCGTAGCCGTTGGCTGTGGACTCGAAGATGATCTCCTGGGCCATCTCGGCGGCCTGCAGGACGCCCGTGCGCAGCTCGTCCACGTTGGCCCAGAAGGCCGCCTCAGACCCGTGGAGCAGGTCGATGGTATCGGAGCGGCCCACGGAGCCAGACCCAGCAGTGCCCAGGCCGTAGGCGCTGTCCAGCTTGTCGAAGATCAGTTCCTTGCGGTTCGAGTAGCTTGTCGAGGGCTGCACGACCCGGGGCAGGTTCTCGTAAAAGCGTTTGACCTGCTTGAACAAGTTGTCGGTCGCGTCGTCACGGTGGGCCAGGATGAAGGTCTTCATGCCTGGATTGAATGTGGTCTTGTGGAAATATCGGCCACCGATGTAGGTCGAATTGTGAGAGACAAGGCCATTCGCTATGTATGTCTGCGTGGTCGTCTCTATATCAACCAAGTCCATTTCACCTAGTGGTTCAATGCTCTCAATACGCAACCACCCGTTGTCGGGCATGCGCTTGTTGTTCCACCATTCAATACCAATAAAGCGGGAAGGGCGGGATAGACCAAGTAGTCTAAACATCTCCGACATATTGCTGATGCTGATCGCATACACAGGCTGCTGCCCGTACTTTGTTTTTCTAGGGCCATCATCGGCTACGACGCAGAGCGGATATCCCCGGGAATTGCAATGCTCCAACATCCTGTCGAGTACAGCGCCGGCTCGTTGGCTTACCGACAGGTCCACGCCCGTACGCCGTGCGTAATCAAGGGACCCCTCACCATCCAACATGCCCCCGAACCAGTAGTCTTCGAGTCCTGGCTCACCCCAAAATTTGGTTATAGACCTGACGTAGTCCCCGACTTTAAGAGCTTCACGCCCATCAGTTGACTTACCAGAACCGCCCAACGACCTCCATTTCGGGTCTTTTTGTGACTTCCTGGACAGCCACCTGTGCTCCGCAGAACACACAACAGATCGCCCATCGTGAAAGGTCACACGGAACGCAGGTCTACGGCTTTTCCATTTCTTGACGACCTCCGCCGTTCTCATCCTGCGTACGCCAGTCCCAGAACCCACGCTGGTTTTCTCATCACACGCCACCAGCTTCTGCCCGACGCGGAGATCCTTTATCTTCACCCACTTCAAGTCCGCGGTAAGCACGGGGGTGTTAGGGTCCAAGCAACAACCCTGCTGCCGGCCCTTGAGGACCAGTGCCCGGACTCGGCCCGTCCTGCGCTTCTGGTCTTCGAGCCGCTGGTGCAGGTACATCTGCGCACGATTCAAGACGAAGGGGATGATCTTCTGGCCCGCGACGGCCACCTTGGCGCGGATGCGCAGGCAGCGCGAGGCATAGAAGGGGAAGTCGTCCCGAAGGCGCATGAGGATTTGATCAGAGGTCATCAAAGTCCATCTCCTGCTTCGGGCCCTCGGCCAGTGCCTTGAGCTGGTCCTCGAAGGCCACGACGGTCTTCTGCTCGATCTTGTCCACCCACATGGACAGGTATTTGCCCAGCTTCTCGAGGGCCGCGTTCTTGTCGTGCAATTCGATGGTGACCTTGTCGCCGTGCTGGCTCGGGGTGCAGACAACTTTCTTGATGGCGGGGCGGACGTGCTCCGGGATCTCGGACAGGTCCTTCACGACGAGGCTGGAACCACTGAAGTCCACCACGTCGGTGATATCCACGAAGGCGATCTTGGCCAGCTCTTGCAGGACCTCATCCTCGAGCAGCTCATTGCGGCGCCGCTGGGCTTCCTTCCTGCGGTTGATCTCGTCCACGATCTTCTGGTTCTGGAGGAGCCGCCAGCCCGCGTTGGCGGTGTCGGAGTAGCCAGCCTCGACAGCTGCACGACGTGCAGACCGATGCAGCATGTACTGCTCGATGAAGAGCTGCTGCATGGGCGTGAATTCATCTGGCCTGCGCGGGCCTCTGGTCTGTGCCGACATTATTTCCTTACCTTCTCGAAAGTTCTCATCCCGCCCAGGCCAAGCATGCCCAGGAGGATAGTGGTCAGTGTCTCACCACCTGCTTCGGGTAGGTCGAACTCCGGGTGCTGAAGGCGAACAAGCCCTATGATGATCGGGCGAAAAATTGCGGCATAGCCCAGCCCGAACGCGCAGACCCATCCCGTAAATGGCCGCCAGCCCCCGCGGAAGTTGTCGCCGCTCTGGGCCTCCGCGACGTTGACGGCCGTCTGCTGCCGGGACATCTCCAAGGCCGCCTCGATCTCCTTGAACTCGCCGGCCTGCTGCAGCTCAAAGAGGCGCAGCTTGGCCTTGTCGGCCTCGGTCTTGTCAGGCCAGATCTTGTCTATGATCGTAGTACCGAGAGAAACGAGAGATCCAATACCTGTGATGTCCATGTCAGCCCTTCTTCAGCAGCCCGTTCGTGACACCGCCCAGCCCGTTGTGCGCGTTGGCCAGCATCATCACGATCCGGTCGAGCTTGTCGTCCTGCCTGCGCATCCATTCGAGCATCTCGCGCTGGTTCTGGGCCACCCGGTCCTGACAGTCCCTTCGGCAAGAAGTGCAATCGGCCTTGGTAGTCGTCTCGCGGGCAAGGGCTTCCTGGCGTTGGTAGAGGATGTCGAACCTTTCGTCTGTCTTGTCCATGCGCTCTTCCAGTGCGTCAAAGCGACGATCCAGGGCCTGGATGTTTCTCACGAGGGACCACCTTATGAGGGCGAACACGCCGCATGCTATTCCGGTTGCAAGAGTTCCTCCCATGCCCGCCAGTTGCCACCATGAAATCGCCAAGGTTGTTTGCTCCACACATCATCTCCGTCACCTGGGCCGGGGGCTCAAAATCAGTAAGGCCCACTCATTTGGGTGGGCCATTAGCACAAGAAATTGGATCAGTGCAACAAGAATTTTTGGCAAATCAGCGGCATACGCTCGTAACTCCAAAGGTTTCAAAGGCAAACTTTTTCACTGTTACAGCACAGTCATGAGGTCCGAAACACGGTTCAGCCAGCCGCCCAGAAAGACCTGCTTGGCCTTGTCCTTCCGGGCGCGGCGGTTGTACTCGGCCATGCGCAGGGCGCACATGGTGTAGGCCAGGCCATCGTGGTGGGCATGCTTCAAGGCATAGTCTGTCTTCGGCCCCCACTTGCCGTCCACGATCAGGTACTCGCTCCCGGCCAACTTGTTCATGCCGTCCTGCATGAGCTGCACGGCGTACATGCTGCCCATGTTGACCGCAGTGTCCACCAGCACGGGGCGGACACGGACAGGCGCCGCGTCCCACAGGGTCCGGTAGGTCTCGCGGTAGAACGCACTGACCAGCGTCTCGACCTCGTCGGTCTTGCCCGCATCGATCAGCGCCCACCCGGGCCAGTCGGGATGATAGCGCCTGCTGATGCCCCAGGCCGTCTGGCCCCCGGGGTCTCGTGGGTCGTTGTGGACCGTCTTGCCTTCCCACTTCATGAGCCAAGCGAAGAACTGTTCCCAGGTCATTTCGATTCCCTCCGTTTGATTTCGCGCTCGATGTACCACGCCGCCTTTTTGAGATCCTCTATCCCGGAGCCCTTGAGGTCAGCCCGCCACAGGAAGACAAGAGCCGACCCTATGTTGAACGGTTCGTACTCGGCTACGCGCAGGATTTCCAACTCTCTCCTCGCCGCACCCGCCCTATAGTAGCCCGGCTCACCCCATACATCTCCGCTAACTCCCTTTCCGTCTTCAAACTCCCCCGTATCTCCGCTATTGATTCTGGTTTCAGCCGAGCCGCTGGGTTCCTCTCGCCGGAAAAGTCCGTCTTGTGCGCAACTTTCCTCGCGTGGTTTTGCTTCGCCGTCTCCCAAGCCAAGTTTGACAAGCGGTTGTCCCATCTCACCCCGTTCAGATGAGAAGCCTCCATCCCTTCCGGGCAAGGGCCAACAAAGGCCTCTAGCACCATGCGGTGTACGTACCAACCGCGGCGTCGTTTCCCCTCCCCCGGAACAGCCACAACCAGTACCTGATAACCCGCTGGGGTCGTGGAGGGTTTCCTCGGCTGCGACTTCCCCACCATCCGCACCTCCCCCTTTTCGCTCACCTCGTAACGCTCGTCCTTCGGAAACTTTTTCCACATAATCTGCCCCCCTTTTTTGTATTTCATGATTCACGTACCAGAGGGCTTTAAGCATGTCTACTGTCTCATCTTCGTGTTTTTTTGCACGCCTAAACAAGTATTTAAAAGCATTGCCCAGGCAGAAGTTCATGTGCTCCGTGATCTGGATGCACTCCACGCCGCTGGGGTGGCTGGTGTAGTGCGGCGGGTGGTTAACCATATCCGCGTCGGCCCTCACGTCCCGCACCCGCTCGACGTACTCCTGGACCTTTCCGCTCAAATCCTCACACATCGTCTACCTCCAAATACCGTTGCAGTTTCTTGATCTTCACCGGGATATGGGCCGCCACGCAGGCCATCGTCTGGGGCAGGATCAGCTCATCGAGCTGGTAGAGCATTATGACCACATCGGCCCGCTCGTCGATGATGCGCTCCGCAGACCCGAAGCCCTCGACGGCCGCCTCGTCGGCCAGCTCCCGGAGTTCCTCGACCACTTTGAGGGCCTGCCGGCGGCGGCCGAACGTCTCGACCGCCTGCCTACAGACCCCCTTGTGCGCCTCTGTGAGCATCCTAGAGGTCCCCGAAGTCCTGTGAGTCGACTTTCACGCCAGGACGCGCCAGAGACCCCGCTCCGGCCCAAATAGGGCTATGTGGCGCCAAGCAGCACATCTCCTCGGACGCATGACACAGGACATCTTCCCAGGCCCGCTTCATCCCGCAGTGCTCGCGGCATTTGAGTTCGATCAGGTCATATGTGGCGTAAATCATTGTTTTTACTCCTAATTTTTTTTTGCATTTTCTTGTTGACAACAACCTAACGATAGGTTTATGACCAAAGTCAACGAACGACGAACAAACAAACCAAAAGGACAAACCAAAAGGAGCCAGCCATGAACTTGATCGAGATCGGAAAACAGATTGCAGCAACCAAGCCCTTTACCATTAAAACCGCCGCAGACCTGAATGGCCAGCTTGAGGGTATTTTCGGCAGGCGCAACCCTCTCGGCCTCGACGACATCGGCCACGCACCAATGGGCAAAGACCTCAATGACCACATCGGCCAGATCATCAGCAACATCGGCGCGATGCAGGAAAGAGCCGAGAAAGCTGGCCGGGTCACTCCGCAAGCGCTGGAAGCCGTCGCCAAGCTCACCACCGCAATCGACACCCTCATCAACAAATAGGAGGCCGCCATGATTACCTACTCCAAAAATGGCAAGTGGAAACTCTACTGGGGCGATATGCCCCTCCCTGCCGGGGGCGAAGCTCTCGGCACAGTGACCCGCGATGGTTACGACACAGGGGCGCTGATACGCCTGGCCTCCGGTCAGTATGTGCAGGGCAATGCCGGTGCAATGCGCCCCCTCGATCCTTCCGCCGTTGATTCCGCCATTGCCGCCAGTTCTGCCGCCGCCGTTCTTGGCTCTGCCAGATCAAGCAAAAAATCCGCTTCATCCGCAGCAAATGGTGCTTTGGGTGGGCGCCCCCGGAAACTCAAAAACCCGCAGCCATAACAAGTCGCAGCAGCGGG